TGCAGAAGCATTATATATTCATTAAAAAAGAAAGGAGGTTATTATGTAATATAATTTATGACAAAGAAAAAGTATATAAAGAATGGTGTAATCGTTTACAATTAAATTTATTCGAAGATGGATAAAAAAAAACTTATTTACGAGATTATTAAAATCATATGTACTGCAATCATCAGTATTGCAGCAGTTCTAACAGCGCAAAGCTGCACTATGTCACTCAGCGTGAGTAAAAATAATAGTAACAGTACTCAAAAAACCGAACAAACAACAACTAGTTCGGCGGACAGTACACGAATCAATATTAACCCAAAAAAGTAAAAATCATGGACTTTAAAGAAGTATTCAAAATCAGAAAAAAAGACGCAGAATCAGATGAAGTTATCATTACTATTGGTAATCACTTGGCTAGCGAACAAGTATTTCAATCGGAAGAAGAAGCACAAAAAGTAATTGACGCAACAGATTGGAATCTAGTGGCAACACTGATCTATGCCTGCAAAGAGGCTGATCAATGGGAAGAAAAACAAAAAGAAACAACAAAAAAAGAGGAGAAATAAGCCATGGCAGTAACAAGAACTTTAGGTAAAAATACACTAGGCGACAACAATAAAATGAAGGTCGCAATGAGAGACTATGACATGTCCACTCATGATATATCAACGATATGCAGAACTTCACTCGGAGTAGGAATGCTCGTGCCATTCTGTAAAATACTCTGTCAAAAGGGAGATATCATCGATATCAATCTGATTAACAAAACGCTAAGCCAACCAACACTTGGGCCGCTATTCGGATCATTCAAACTACAACACTTCATGTTCTTTGGAGGTCTCCGATTATACAACAGCTGGTTACACAATAACCGAACCGGTATCGGTATGAAAATGAGTGACATCAAGTTGCCGATGATGAAGGCTGAAACAACCGGAATAGCAAAAGACGCAAAAACAAACATTTCAGCATCAGCACTGTACAAATACCTTGGATGGAGTAAATCAAGAAGAACAGGAGCTAGTGCAACAACAGGAGTACTAAAAAATGGTGTTCCTCTACTCATGTATCTTGATATATTCAAGAATTTCTTTGCAAACACACAGGAAAAGAATTTTTACATGCTAAAAGGAGCGGGAGATGTAAAATTAAATTTTGTAAAGACATATAATGACGAAAACAACGGAATATACATTATCGGAAAAAACCAAAATAGTGTACATATAACAAACACAACCACTGTAACAGCCGGTATAATTATAACTAATTACAGAGATTTTTGGAACAGCATAAAAGTAACGATAATGGAAAGTGACGGAGGACTATACTATAAAACATTAGCCCAATTAACATCAAATGCAGCAACTGCCACCATCACTCTAAATAATGTGAATGCTAAACCATACGCAACAATATTACAATTTTTCACGACAAAAGAAACAGCTAATTTCATAAAAACCGAATTAGGCAAATACGACTTAAAAGTACTTGATCAGATCAGAGACGTAATCTTACACAAAAAAGGAAATGAAACCTTAATTATCACAAGTTCATCCGTAGGAGAATCAGAAAACGGTAGCACTGATCTAGCGAAATTTGTTGATGATATAATCAAAAGCCAAAGCAATAAACTAGGAGGAATGTTGCTAAAAACATACGATAGCGACATTTTCAACAACTGGGTACAAACAGATTGGATTGATGGAGCAGGCGGTATCACAGAAATAACAAGCATCGACATTACAGCCAATGACGGAAAATTGACAATGGATGCGCTAAACCTGCAACAAAAAGTCTACAACATGTTAAACAGAATCGCAGTATCGGGAGGCACATATCGAGATTGGTTGGAAACGGTATACACAGCAGGAAAATACCTTGATAGACCGGAAACACCTGTATTTATCGGAGGCATGACACAATATATCGAATTCGATGAAGTGATATCAAAAAGTGCAACAGAAACAACATACGGTAGCCAACCACTTGGAGACATCGCAGCAATCGGAAGAGGAGGTAAACCGATAAATAACGGACACATACACTACCAATGTGAAGAACCGGGATACATTATGGGATTAATGGCTATTACACCAATGATCGACTATTCACAAGGTAACGACTTTGATCTAAATTTACAAACAATGGATGATCTACACAAGCCAGCACTTGACGGAATCGGATATCAAGACTTAATACAAGAACAAATGGTCGGAGAGACATCCGTATACAATGAAGGTGCAACAATAGATAAAATCAAACATCTAGCCGCTAACAAAACAGTAGCTTGGATCGACTACATGACTAACTATAACCGTACATACGGAGATTTTGCGGCCGGAGAAGCATTAGACTTTATGGTGTTGAACAGACGCTACGAGGTAAGTGATAATAACACGATCGAAGACTTAACCACATACATTGATCCGCAGAAATACATCGAAATCTTTGCCGACACGTCAATCGACAGTCAAAACTTCTGGGTACAAACAGTGGTACAAGCAACGAGACGAGGAAACTATAGTGCTAAACAAATTCCATTCTTATAATTATGAAAACAATTAACAAAATAAGAGTAAATAACTTCGAGGGAATGATCGAAATGACAGAAAAGGGCGAAACCTTAATCAAAAAAATCCAGAGAATTCTCGACGAAAACGAACCATTAACTGACGGAGCACCTATGATCTACACGCCTAAACAGGCAGGAGTAAGAGAAGATTGCAACGTACGAACAGACAAGTGGGCTTTAGCCATGGACGCAATGGATAGAGTCAATAACTACAAATTAAATGAATACCTCAAAAAGGGAGAAACCGAAACGCCAAAAGAAGCAAAAGGTCAACCCGAAGGAGGAGTAACTGAACCAAAACCAACTAGAGACAACTAGTCGGGTACGACTACGAACACTATATGCGAAAAGGGCGGATGTAAATATTTATGTCCGCTTTTTAAAGCCAAAAAAGCGCAGTACGCATATAGCATATAATATCGAGTAAATATAGGTAGCGCTTCTTCAAAAGCAAGCGCGAAGAATGTAAAAATTAATTATTATGGGATTAGGAGCAACATTAGCAGAAGCGGCAACCTCAGGATTAGCAGGAGCTGTGACCGGAGGAATAGGATCAATAGTCAGTGGTGGTCTAGGACTACTAGGAAGCCTATTCAAAAAAAACAATAACGGATTCAAAAACCAACAGAAACTAATGCAACAAGCATGGGAGTATGAAAAAGAAGGAATGGGTATGCAATACAACTATGGACAACAGGCGGCAGACGCTGAATACAAACGAAATCTTCAAATGTGGAAAGACACCAACTTTGGAGCTCAAAGACAAGAAATGGAAAATGCAGGATTAAGCGTAGGACTCATGTACGGAAACGGAGGAGGACAAGCGGCAAGCACAGCGGGCGGAGACGGAATGCAGCCAAGCGGGCCAAAAATGAATCCTGTAGAAGCAGCACTACAACAACAAGCGATGGGATTACAACTGAAGCAGATAGAGGCGCAAAACAAGCTTGCAAATGCCGAAACAGCCAAAACATTAGCCGAAGCAAACAAAATCGCAGGAGTAGACACAAAAGGGCAGGATCTTGAAAATAAATGGCAGGAAATTGAAAACAGAATCCAATTAAGCAAAGAAAATATAGCAGCGGCAAACATAACGGAAGCAAACGCCAATGCACAGAAAGCAGTCGAACTCTGGAATCAAGAAATGCTGAACACAAAGTATCTAGACGAAACTCAAGAGGAAAGAGTGGTAAAACTAGTGTCGGAGATAGCGTTATTACAAAAAGAAGGAGCCGTACAAGACTCGATCGTAGACGTCAACTACCACACCGCAAGAAAAATTCAAAAAGAGGTAGAGAATTTCTACTACAACATGATAACAAAGAGAATGTCTGCTGAAGCAGCGAAAGAACAAGCAGCAGCCATGGTAGACAAGATCGCAAAAGACTATGAACTCGGAAAAGGACATCTAGACAACGAAAACCAAAAAAACCTCAGAGAATGGATCTACGGAGGAATCAATCAGTTGTCGGAGATCATAGGATCTTTAAGCAAGTTCAAACAAGCACAATCTCTACTCGAGAAACTCGAAAAAGTAATCAGAAAACCAAACGAGTAATATGTGTTACTTCACAAAAAAAGTATTAAACAAGCGGTTTCTGCCTAATCGAAAGAACAGGTGGAATCCGCCTGTATGTACAGACGAAAGATTCAGATATGTAGAAGTAGAATGCGGACACTGTTTCGAATGTCGTAAAAAAAAGAGAAGAGAATGGAGAATCAGAAATTACGAACAACTGAAAGAAACACCTCATGCAGTGTTTTTTACAGGAACAGTATCTCCACAAAGATATGAATATATCTGTAAAAGATATGGATTCAAAAACGATGGATCGCAAGATAACGAGATAATTACAAAAATACACAGATTATTCCTAGAAAGGATTAGAAAAGCAACGGGAAGATCAGTAAAACATTGGTGTGTAACAGAAAAAGGACATACCAATACAAGAAGAATACACCTACATGGACTATTTTATGCAAGGGAAGGACAGACCAAATGGCAACTGACAAAACTATTATACGAAAATTGGATAGACGGATACAAATACTACGGAAGATATGTCAATGAAAGAACAATAAACTATGTATCAAAATACATGACAAAAAAGGATAAAGACAATCCTGATTATATATCAATAGTACTATGCAGCAAAGGGCTTGGAGCAAACTATGCAAAGGAAAACCAGCTAAAACACCGATGGAATAAAGAAAAGACAATCATCACATACAAGACTCATAACGGGCAAGACCTACCATTACCAAGATATTACAAAACAAAGATCTACACAGACGACCAAAGACAACTATTATGGCTATACGCCGAAGATAAAGGAGTTAAATGGGTAAAAGGGTTCGAAGTGATAGGAGCCAACACAGTGAACAAAGATTACTACGAAAGATTACTCAAAGAAAAAAATGAAAACGGAATGAGCCTACACGATGACAATATCGAGGAAATTGAGAGAAAAAAAGCGATCAATCGGATGGCAAAACTACAAAATCTGACAAACAGAAAGAAAGCACAGCGAAGGCAGATCAGAAAAGAAGAGGAAGACATCATGTATCAATACCTATCAGCAGAGTATTGTCCTTTCTAGTTTTCGTTTCACGAAAACGTCTTGTCCGTAACGAACGGACTACACCATGCGGCAGGCTTTATTTTAATTTTACAGGGAGGAAAAGGTAGAGAAGGACAGAAGGGCGGCTACCTACAATAACAGATTAAGGACAGGCGTGTACCCGACCAAAAGGTCGTGGTATGCGCCTTTGGCGATATCAAGGTGCTAACGCTCTAGGGCAACGCCCTAGAACCCTGTATTTATCGCTCGCGCTACAGAAAAGTTAAGAAAAGTTATAAGAATAAGAGGAAGTTTGGAGAATCAAAAAAAAGACGTATCTTTGTAGTGTTGAGAGCAACAGGAGTATTAACCGTTCCACATGGAACACAAAAAAATAAAGTCATGAAAAAGAATATGGAAACTAAGTTTAGATGTGTATTTAAAGTGCTTTGCGCAAACAACCAAGAAAGAATTGGTTCAATATATTTTGTGGGAAAAACAGAAGAGGACGCAAAGGAAAAGGCAAAAAAGTATTTAGAAAAAACCTACAAAAACGGGTTTGAAATATTATAAATGAATCATTAACAATTAAAATTTAAAAATTATGGCAGCAACAAATTGGACAATCGTCACAAGAAGAAAAGACAACGGAATGGTAGTAACATTTCCGTTATTATCAAAATGGACTTATAAAACAGCAGTAGCAATCGCAAATGAGTCAACAGACACAAATACATTCGAAATTATATGTATCGTAGAAACCAATAAAATAATGATAAAAAATGATAAAGAAGCCGAAAAAGAAAACGATATATAGTATCGGTCAAAAGAATTTCAATACATTCAAAGCGATGAAGGCATTCGTATGGTATAACAGCCATACGGATGAAGAAACACAAGGATTCGAACTAATCAATGATGAAGTGCAGAAGCATTATATATTCATTAAAAAAGAAAGGAGGTTATTATGTAATATAAT